TTGGTGTTGCAGGTTGGACTGCAACCCAAGGAAATAGGAGTAGTATATCCTCTGAGATCGTAACTACCGATCAAATGGGTGGATCTATTAAGAAAGCACAAGTTGGTCACGTAATTATTACAGTTGCTAAGACCTTACAACAAAAAGAAGCGGGTCTTGCGACAATGGCCGTTACGAAGTCTAGAATAGGTAAGGATGGAGTGGTATTTGAAAATTGTAAATTTGATAATGAAATGCTCGTTATTGATACAGAAAATTCTGTGACTTTCTTAGGATTCGAAGAGAACAAAGAAGAAAGAAAAAGAGACAGAATTAAAGAACTTATGGAACAAAGACAACAAAGATTGTCAGAAAAAACAAACAACTAATTTAAATTTAATAACTATGGAAAAGATTTTACAAGAAAATCCGAATCGTTTTGTCCTATTCCCAATCCAACATGAAGATTTGTGGAAACTCTACAAACAAGCTCAATCTTGTTTTTGGACAGCTGAAGAAATTGATCTACAACAAGACCTAACTGATTGGGAAAAATTAAATGAGGGTGAAAAATATTTTGTCAAGAATGTATTGGCGTTTTTTGCGGCCTCGGACGGAATCGTAAATGAAAACCTTGCTGAAAACTTCGTAAAAGAAGTTCAGTATACTGAAGCAAAGTTTTTTTACGGGTTTCAAATCATGATGGAAAACGTTCACTCAGAAACTTACTCTCTGTTGATTGACACCTATATCAAAGATAAAGAAGAACAAAATATATTGTTCAATGCAATAGAAACTATTCCTGCCGTTAAGAAGAAAGCGGACTGGGCACTTAAATGGATTGGATCGTCCTCCTTTACGGAAAGGTTAATTGCCTTTGCGGCAGTAGAGGGTATATTCTTTTCTGGTTCATTTTGTTCAATCTTTTGGCTTAAAAGACGTGGATTAATGCCTGGGTTGAGTTTTTCCAATGAATTAATATCTCGGGATGAGGGACTACATACCAATTTTGCGGTTCATTTGTATCGTCATCACATCCAAGACCAACTATCAAAAGAGAGAGTTTTAGAAATTCTAACCTCAGCACTTACGATTGAAAAAGAGTTTATTACCGAATCACTTCCAGTAGATTTAATCGGAATGAACTCTAAACTAATGTGTCAGTACTTGGAGTATGTTACTGATAGACTGTTAGTTGATTTGGGTATTGGTAAAGTTTATAATTCAGAAAACCCATTTGATTTTATGCAAAATATTGCATTAGAAAACAAAACAAACTTTTTTGAAAAACGAGTATCTGATTATTCTAAACGAGGGGTGGGGGATGTAATTGAAACCAAAGAAATAAATTTTGAAGAAGATTTTTAAAAATAAAAAGTAATGGAAGTTGTAAAAAGAGACGGAACAAGAGAATATGTGAAATTTGAAAAAATTTCATCAAGAATCAAAAAGCAAACATATGGTTTGAATGAAGATTATGTTGATTACTTTGAAGTATCAAAAAAAGTAATTGCTGGTTTATATGACGGAGTGACAACGGAGGAACTAGATCGATTGGCTGCGGAAACATCAGCATCACTAGTAACTAATCATCCTGATTATTCTACCTTGGCGGCACGTATTGCGATTACGTCGTTGTATAAAAGAGTTGATAAAAGGTTCACGGCTACAGCAGATAAGTTATATCATTACATCAATCCTAAAACAGGTGAGAAAGCGGGTATGATTTCAGATGAAGTGTACAAAGTAATTGTTCAACACGGAAAAGAATTGGATGCGATGGTTGTCCATGATCGTGATTTTAATTTTGATTACTTTGGTTTCAAAACCTTAGAAAAAAGTTATCTACTTAAAATGTTTGGTGAGGTTGCAGAAACCCCCCAACATTTATACATGAGGGTTGCTGTAGGTATTTGGCTTGATAATTTGGAAATGGTACAAAAAACCTATGATATGTTATCACAAGGGTTATTTACCCATGCAACACCTACGTTATTTAATTCTGGAACCAAACGACCACAATTGAGTTCTTGTTTCTTGTTAGATATTGATGATGATTCAATTCCTGGAATTTACAAGACATTATCAGATTGTGCGGTGATATCTCAAAATGCTGGAGGTATAGGTGTAAATATTCACAAAATAAGAGCTAAAGGTGCTTATATTAAAGGAACCAATGGATCTTCAAATGGTATTATTCCTATGTTGAAGGTGTTTAATGAAACTGCCCGGTATGTTGATCAGTGTTTTGTTCCAGATACAAAAGTTAAAACAAATCTTGGTTATAAAAAAATTTCAGAGATTACTGTTGGTGATATGGTTTTGAATTCAAACGGTACTTACAATCCAGTATCAAATGTCAAGAAGTTCGAAAAGAAAGAAAGAGATTTTATAACCATCAATTCTTCTATTGGTGAGAATACTGTAACACGAGGGCACCTATATCTTACAATAAAAAATGGTAAGAAAGATGAAAACTTAACATATAAAATTCAAAACAAGTTGGTAAAAGCGGAATGGGTTGAAGCTGAAAATTTGACAACTGAAGACATTTTGATTAAAATTAAATAAAATTTCTTCCACCTCTATATTTATTTGTAAAAAGGAGTATGAAAAATTTTTATTCAAATGATAAATCGGGAAAGAAAAAAAAATATCATTATATGATAACATATCATCCTCAAATAACAAAAGATATTTTGGATTGGGCAAAAATTCATGGTTTGTATGGTCTTTCTTTTGATGAATTAAGTTATTTAAAGTTTCATAATTTAGAATCAGTACCATCAGACCAAAATGGATTTAAACCTTTTCATGGTTGGTCTAAAGGTTATAACAAGAATGGAAAAATAAAAAAACTTGAAGAAAAATTCATTGAAAATGATTTATTAAAGTTTAAAGTTTCACTTACTACTGAGCAATTGGAAGGTCAAAAAAAATGTGGAATGATATCTCAAATAATACAAAACAATTATATTTTGTCGGAAAAAATTGATCAATTATATGATAATACAATCCCAAGGAGACAAAAAGTTGATATGTTTTTAAATGACATAGTTGAAATTCCAAAATGTGAAATATGTAAGAAGACATGTCTCTCTAGATTGACACATAGGGAATTCAGAAAAACGTGTTCGGAAAAATGTAGACGGGAGTTAGAGGCTAGTTTTAAATCATATGTGTTAGATATAGGGGGTGAAAAAATTAAAGTTCAGGGATATGAAAGGTATGTATTACCAACTTTAATTGAACAATATGGTAGATCTGACTTAAAAATAGGATTCGAAAATAATCCTATAGAATATACTATGGATGGAAAATTAAAAAATTATTATCCTGATATATTCGTTAAAAGTGAGAACAAAATTATTGAAGTAAAATCTACTAGAACATTTGAACTTGACAGAAAAAAAAATTTATGTAAAAGAGATGGTTGTATATCAAAGGGATATAATTTTAACTTTTACATTTGGCACAAAGGAAAAATAAAAATAATTTAAAAAAACTATGAAAAATACAAATATTCAATTAGACCATCAAATTTTAGATGGTGAAATCGTAAGTGAAATTGTTAATCTAAATTTAGATGAGATTGAGTTAGTAACTATAGAGTCTATTCAGGAAACAAAAATAGATACTGAAGTATATGATTTGGAAATCGAGCAACTCCCAAATTATACTACAGATATAAGTTTAGTTCACAATGGCGGGGGTAGGAGAAAAGGTTCTATTGCGGTATATCTTGAACCTTGGCATGCTGATGTATTTGACTTTTTAGACCTTAGAAAAAATCATGGTAAGGAAGAAATGAGAGCTCGTGATTTGTTTTTAGCTATGTGGACACCAAACCTATTTATGGAAAGAGTTGAGAGTGATGGACTATGGTCTTTATTTTCACCTGAGGAAGTACCTGGTTTGATTGATGCATATGATACACCTGATTCGAAAGCTTTCACTGAGTTTTATACAAAATACGAACGGGAGGGTAGAGCCATCAAAACGATCAAAGCTCGTGAACTTTGGGAAAAGATTTTGGATTCACAAATCGAGACTGGTACTCCATATATGTTGTACAAAGATGCTGTCAATTACAAAACTAACCAAAAAAATTTGGGTACAATCAAATCGTCAAATTTGTGCTGCGAAATATGCCAATATACCGACAAAAACGAGATTGCGGTTTGTAATTTAGCGTCAGTAGCACTTCCTAAATTTGTGGACATTCCATCAGGAAAAGTACGTGAGAAAAACAAAAAGTTGCGGACTTACAACTTCCAAAAGTTATATGAAGTTGTTTATCAAATGACAATTAACTTGAATCAAGTAATCGATATAAATTATTATCCTACAATAGAAACAAGAACTTCAAATTTCAAACATAGACCCATAGGACTAGGAGTGCACTTTTGCAATGTTATCCCTACCTTTTGAAAGTCCTGAGGCTCAAAAATTGAATAGTGAAATATTTGAAACAATTTATTTTGCGGCGTTGTCAGCATCAAAAGATTTGGCAATGAAACATGGTCCATATGAAACATACGAAGGATCACCAGCATCATTTGGAAAGTTACAGTTTGATTTGTGGGATGTCAGTATGGAGAATCTTTCTGGTTTATGGGATTGGAGTACGTTAAAGTCTCAAATTGAAAAACATGGACTTAGAAATTCCTTACTTGTAGCTCCGATGCCTACTGCGAGTACCGCACAAATTCTTGGTAATAACGAATGTTTTGAACCTTTTACAACTAACTTATACAAAAGAAATGTATTAAGTGGTGAATTTGTAATCATCAATAAACATTTGGTTGAGGATTTGGTTAACCTTGGACTTTGGAACGATAGAATTCGATTGAAACTATTTGACGGAAATGGGTCAGTCCAAAAGATAGATGAAATACCATCTGAGATCAGAGAAGTTTACAAAACTGTTTGGGAAATGAAGGGTAAAACTATTTTGGATATGGCTCGAGACAGAGCAATTTTTATTGACCAATCACAATCTCTAAACATTTTTATGCAAGATGTAACACAATCTAAGTTATCTTCGGCACATATGTACGGATGGAAATTAGGATTGAAAACAGGAATGTATTATTTGAGAACTAAGGCTAAAGCTGCGGCGATCAAAGGATTGGGTGTTGATATGTCAGCGTTGAATACTCCAGAAACACAAGAAAGTTTCAAACCCAAACCACTCGAAAACAATAATTTGACATTGACAGAAGATATGATAAACAAAGTTTGTTCTTTAGATGATCCAAATTGTTTGACATGTAGTTCATAGAACTACATCACAAAATTCAAGGTGGTATATTTATATGAAACCCATCAGTCTTCAACCGATGGAATAAAAGATGGGAATTGATTGTAAAAAAAACCAAATGAAAAACATCCAAATTAAAGGATATAAACAAACATCGTCAGGAACTGACGATTACAGACGTGGAGATGAAATAAGACCAACTATTGTTGGTACAATCAATGAAGCGTCCAAAATTCTGAACTTAGTTTCAGAATCCCAATCATCTTTAGTGGTTGGGTAGTTCAAACGTATGGCTCAAGGAAAGACATATGGAATAAGTTTTCCATTCGTGGATAGTATGGAAGGTAAGTATTTGGAGTTAACTGAATATGTTGCTGAAGAAATCCGAACGAATCTTATTCATCTTTTACTCACAAGAAAAGGTAGTAGATATTTTCTACCGAATTTTGGGACTAGATTGTATGAATACATTTTTCAACCAATGGACGGACCTACCTTTTCTGAAATTGAATCTGAGATACGAGACTCTGTACAACAATTTTTACCCAACTTACAAATCACAAATATAGTCATACAGGCAGCTTCTGATGAAGCTGCTGGTATGACAGTGACAACTGCGGGAAATGTGGTTAATCCTGAGTTATCAATACCAAATCAAAATGTCTCAGAATATACAGCTAAAGTTAGAATTGATTACGCAATTTCTAACGATGTCTTTAATTCTAAAGATTTTGTAATTATTAATATCTAATATGGCTGAAAGAAAAATATCATACACTGCGAGAGATTTTGTAACTATAAGACAGGAACTCATCAATTATACAAGGACATATTATCCTGAGTTAATTGACAACTTTAACGACGCTGCCGTATTTTCGGTATTTCTAGATCTTAACGCTGCGGTTGCGGACAATCTTCACTATAATATAGACAGAAGTATTCAGGAGACCGTACTTCAATTTGCACAACAAAGATCATCAATTTACAACATAGCAAGGACATATGGATTAAAAATTCCAGGTCAAAGACCTTCAGTTGCTTTGGTTGATTTTTCGATAACGGTACCTGCGTTTGGGGACAAAGAAGATGAACGGTACTTAGGTATTCTAAGAAGGGGAAGTCAAGTAATTGGCGCAGGTCAAATATTTGAAACGGTATATGACGTTAATTTTGCATCACCTTTCAATATTGATGGGATTCCAAATAGGTTGAAAATACCTAATTTCGACGTAAATAATAATTTAATTAATTACACAATAACCAAAAGAGAAACTGTAGTTAATGGAATTACAAAGGTCTTCAAAAGAACCATTCTTCCAAATGATGTAACACCCTTCTTTAGTTTTTTCTTACCTGAAAAAAATGTCTTAGGAATTACATCGATGATACAAAAGCCTGGAACTGCCTATTCGAATATTCCATCGGATCAAGAATTTTTAGGTGCTCAAGGTAGATGGTATGAAGTCCCAGCGTTGGCTGAGAGTCGCATATTTGTTGAGGATCCATCAAAACCATCCGATGATCCAGCAATCAAAGTAGGTGTATACATTGAAACTCAAAACAGGTTTATCACAGAATACACACCCGAGGGTTTTTATAAAATTACTTTTGGTGGAGGTACTAACACTGCGGATGACCAACTTAGAGAATTCACGGCTTTAGATGTACCACTCAAGGTACAACGATATCAAAATAACTCACTAGCGTTGGGGGCTATACCACAAGCAAATTCGACATTATTTAATATAGAATCGGTGGTGGACTTGGTACAAATTTGGGGGTCAATGTAATTAATCAAATTGGGTCTGTAAATTTCTTTGTAAATGGTCCATCTGAGACAATCAATACCCAAGTAGTTAATTCTTTGGTTTGTAACAACCCAACTGCGGCTATAGGAGGTGCAGGATACCCATCAACGGAGGAAATTAGAAATTACGTAACATACAATTTTAGTGCTCAAAATAGAGCGGTAACAATCCAGGATTATGAAGCTGTTTTAAGAAATATGCCACCACAATTTGGTGCACCTGCAAAAGTTTCAATAACTGAAAATAATAATAAGATAAATGTTAATGTTTTGTCATACGATCAAAATGGTAGATTGATTCCTGAGGTATCTCAAACTTTGAAAAATAACATTGCTGAATATCTTTCAAACTACAGGATGATAAATGATTATGTTACAATCGGTAGTGCTCAGGTTATTGATATTGCAATAGATACTTCAGTGGTCTTAGATGCGTCACAAAATCAAGGAGTTGTTATCACTAATATAATTGATAAGATCTCTACATTTTTCAGTCCAGCTATCAGAGGTATGGGACAAAATATAGTACTATCG